AACAGTTTTCTAGTCCAATTGATATATTGATTGGCTCGAAAAGGTTCTCGAGTGGCATACGGCCAATCTGGGTCTAGTAATCCCAGATTTTTTGAAAAAGACTCAAGGATAGTGAAGTAACCCGGGAAATCCGGATATATCACGTCCCAACGCCTCTTCAGAGCAGCGATGCCCTGAGAAAGGAATACACGAGCGTGGAGAACAGAGATGTTACTGCGATCGTGTGAATCTAGGAGCGAATTAAGCTCCAAATCTACTCGTGTAAGGCGCTCTGTGGGAGTCTTGGTGTTGAGCCATTCCCATTTCGACCAGAGCAACAAGTATGGAGTCCCTTTGGGATTCCAACCTAAACCGCCTAGCTCCTCAGGAATTTCAGCGATGACCTCCAGGAGAGATTGATATCTCTTCGGAAGGGTTTTTAAACCACTAATACCTAAAGCTCTAGCGATATCGAGAAAATTCTCGTCCGTAGGGTTCGACCACTTAAACTGCGTGAAGTAGCCAGCTTTGTGGATAATCTTCCCCGCAAACTCTGCGAGGAGGTCACTAGTAAGGCACTTTTCAGCACCAAACTTGCAACCTATAGATGACATAAACTCGATATATCTCTCCGCCACGTCTGCATCATAGATCACCACGTCATCTCCGAGCAATGAATAATTGTCAGAGGTGCCTCCAACGCATGCAATACATGCATGATGGGCTAGAGCAAACATGAAGAAACTTGGGTAGGTACCCAGTGGTTGTCCTCTGGTCCAGACCACCTCCCGGTGATCTGGTAAATCGGTAGTCCAGGGTAACCTGAAAAGGTCACCAAAGATTTTTACATCCTTCTTCGGAACCCCGAGATACTCCAACATACTCAGTTGGAGACTTAAAGGAAAGAGATCTGTGGCATTGCTGAGGTCGAGGGAATAAACTTTCTTCCCTTCAGCCAATGCTTGAATGGTACGATCCACGCCTTTTTGTTGATCATAAGTGCAGTCTTGGGGAAGCCCCTTAACTATGTGTTTCAAATGATTGTATAGGCGGTAGAAAACGGCCTGCCACACCAGGTTTGGTGCGGCAACGGCGCGTAACTTGAAACCGGGCTCCTGTTTAAATAGCAGGGGACCAGCGTACAGTTTATCGTACGATACGTCGAGCATGCCATCATCAGTCACGAAACAAGGATTGAAGAGCCCTCTCAGGGTTTCATAACCTCTAAGGACCAGTTCATCAATTTTGCAGTTAACATTGAAGATGTTATGTGCATTTTCCATCGGATAAAACTTACCATCCGGTAGAGGTGAACTTTTCCCTCGAGGTAAATCCTCAAGATAGATTGGACTGAAGTCCTTGCCTACTAGTAAGTTCTCGTAACCCATGATTTCGCAACCATGGATGAACTGACCTCGTAGCAGGTTAACCTCTTCAGGCTCGGGGCCAGCTTCAACGGCCCCAAAGAACTTCTTCGCTTGGGTGGGTGTTACCTCATCTGAACGAAAGATTGTGTAGATGTTGATAAGAGAAAGCAATCGTCCAAACGATTTCACACTCAGAAGCGCATACCTAACCATCCGACCGGGTACACCCGAAAGGGTTTTATTCCTTCTAAGGGCAAACCAAGGAGGAGGTTGAGTAGGTTGGCCAGACGCAAGTGAGACAATATATGCCTTGAGGGTTTTAATCCTCT